CAATGTTAGCTTGGCGATTATATCGTCGGAGTGTTGCCAAAGAGCGTAGAGGGCCGAATTTGAAAAAATGTTAGCCTTCTTGATTGGCGTAGCATTCTTATTGATAATAATATCGGAGAAATAGTTCCTAGGTATGATTTCCTGTTTTACGGCTAGCGTACCTACAGATACTATGATAGCCTTGATTAGCTTTTGATACGATTTAGTATGTGTTGAGGTGTCAAATATAGGCTGGAAATGTGCAGCACGCATATTCTTCATCTCGATATTGTTAAGATGACTAACCATCTTCTGTATTGTATGGATGATCTTCATCCGGCCTGCAGATAACCCCTGGCGTTCGGCCTCTTCAATCCTCCATTCAAAACATTGGCCAAACGTAATTTTGCGTTGCTCTTCTTGCGGTGGATTGGTTGAGTAGAGGGCTAGGGCTGTGTAAGCTTCCTTTTGTGTGGCAAATGTGCCTACCGATTTACGAATAGCCTTACCATTGGCATCGTAGCCATAGGTTACTACAGCCCGGTATGGCTTTCGTAACTGCTTGTGTTTCATTTTATATACGGTTCCTGAACCGTTGGCTCGTTTCATGGCCATAGATATACAACCTCCTAAAATACCCCTATCGTGTGATAGGGGTATTATTTTATTTAGATAGTTTATTTACATCTAAGGTATTATCAACAATATCTCCGAGTTTGTATAAAGTTAACGCAGTCTTTAACTGTTCAATTTCTTCAGAGGATAGGGTGTAATCCTTATAATATTGCGACCCTCGATATCTGATTATTGGATTACTACCTTGCGTTAAAATACGCATTCCTTCGTCTATTTCTGGAATTGTTAGTAGTGCGTACTCATAGGCCCCGGAATCATCTAATCTGATATTTTTACCTCCTCCGCTTTGCCCCGCAATGACGCCACGCATTGTGTAATCATATTTACCTGCAGAACTGGAGAACGTTAATTTATCCCAAAATATCCAATTTGTAGATATATCTAATGGGGCGAAAGTAACAAGTTTGATAAAAGGTCCTACTAAATGACCCGAGGAGTCTACGAAAGCAACCCATGATACAGCGTTGCTAGGTTGTATTGCTCTTTGACTAGAACTGTAGAATTTATATTCCCTGTCTACTTGATCATATTCAAAGTTTGTGTTGTTTAGAATAGTATATATTTCTTTTTCTGCATCAGCCTTTTTTGTCAACTCGGCTTCCTTATCCTTTTCTTCGTGCGCTTTGCGAGCTTCTTCTGATGCGGCATAAGCTGCTTGATTAGATGTATTTTGATGGTAATCAGTTATTACGTACACTACCAATACAGCCATAATTACCCCAAAAATAGCTGTTACTAACACTCTTTTGTTCATACTTATCTCTCCTTAAATTTAAAACACAGAACGACTAAATAGGCCCTCCCTAAAAGGCTCATTTAAATCGTAAGCTCTCTTAACGTGGTCGTATTCTGTTTTACACATAGCTGATACCAAATAATGGTAATCTCTTTGCGTACTAATATAAGGAAATAGATTATTTAGCTTGGCGCCATACTGTTGAATTAGAGATAAATCGTTTTCAATCTGATAGCCCTCGTGTGAAAGTATATTAGCAGATAATGCAGAAGCTGATTTGCTTAACCCAAAAACATACCTGTAAGCAAAGTAAAAATCTTCAATATTAGGACCCTCTGTTTTATACCTAGAAATAAAACCATATACTAAAGTGGCAGGCGCTAATAGCTCCCTAGCAAATGTGTTTGCTTCCAACTCTAAAATAGGGGATTTGACTAACTCTGGATCACTCATTTTCTGTAAATGATGACCCCTAATTATGTGGCCAGCTTCATGACATAGACTCCACAGTTTACGTTCTTTTGTTTTTATTTCCGAATCATATAAGATATACAAATCATTTGTTTTAGGTAAATATAAGGTCGCTGCATCGGATGATTGTGTATACATTCCTATTATTAAAGGGGATACTCCGAGAGCTTGCGCGCCTTGTTTATAAGTTTTAACACAAACATTTTTTTGTTTTATTAAATATTCAATTACCATTCTAGGTGTTAGCTTAATTTCATCACCTATTAACTTACGTGTATTGTGTGCCTCTTTTATCGTACTTACAAGATTATTAGTCAAGATCATCATCCTCTGGCATATTCGAATCATGTTTTGACTTTAGGAATTTAATAAAGTCATTTAACTGTTGTCTTTCAGCCTTACCTAAACCTTTGTAGTTCCTTTGTAAAGATATTAATTCTTCGTCATAACTAAAAGTATTTTGGCTATCAAATTGTTCTAATATATCTGCAGGAATATTTAGCCCCTTACAAATTTTCAACACGTTATCTATAGATGCGCCACCTACGTTATTCAAAATAGAATATAAAGTTGTATAAGGCATGTCAATTCTAGCGGCAAATCCTTTAATTGTATCTATTTCTAATATTTTTTCTTTTAAAAATTGTTCTCTCGTCATAGTAATCACCTCTATTCATAAAGTCCTCTCATATATATAATAATACATCAATTACGAAATATCAATATTTAAATACGATATTTCGTAATTAAAATACTCATTAATAAATCATTAACAAGCTTAAACTGGACAAATTCGAAATATCGTATTATGATGATGATATAAGAAATACGATATTTCGAATTGAAGTTATTGAAATATCGTATTTTAAGAGATGGTAAAGGGAGGTGAATACATGTATCCAAATCTAAACGCCGAACTCGCAAGACTGGGTTGGAGTCGAAAAGTACTAGCGGACAAGCTAAAAGTTAGATACGCAACCATTCTGGATAAGTTAAACGGTAAATATCCATTAACTTATGATGAATGCGTACGAATTAAAAATCTTATGGGGTCTGACATTCCTCTTGAAGTTCTTTTTTTTACCGAGTGATACGAAATATCGAATTAGGTTATAAAAGGAGGTTAATAAATGATTAGAAAAGTGATTTCCGTTTCTCAGATGGCTACAGTACTCGGAATTAGCCTGACCGCAGTCCGCGAAGGAATTGCGATAGGTAAATTTCCATTTGCCTATGCTTGGCAATCACCCGGAAAGAAATCCAGGAGCTTTGTTATTGACAAAGAGGGGTTTAGAACATACCTTACCCACTTCTTAGGGTGGGATTTAAAGTTGGTCGATGCAGAATTTAAAGCTGCGCATATTCATTAGGAGGAATTAATCATGACATGGATTGACGTAGGAATGCATTTGAGCTTAGCTGCAGCTACAGTAGCATCTATTTTATCAATAACGATGTTATAGGAGAAATGTAATTATGAAAGCTATTCCAGTAAACGAAACAGCAATGGCTGCACATTTAAAAGCAATCGAATCAGATCGCCTCTTAAATCAAATCAGTGGGGATGTTATGAACGCTATCTATAGCTTGCAAACCATGATGAGTGCTTACGGAGCACAAGGATTCCGCATTAGCGTTACTGTTGATGATATCGTAGTTGAGCAAATTGTGGAGGACGATGAATAATGGGCTACATGTTATTGGGGACATTCCTCATTGCTGGGTCAATGGGGGCATTAGAACTCGACCAAATAGGATATATGCAATTCCTTATTCAATCGATCATAGGTTTAGCGTTATCAATATATGGTTATAAAAAGGATATGGCAGAAGTAGAAGCCGAGGAATGTGAAGTCAATTATATTCCTAAAATAAGGAAATACGGCGAATACTGCCATAATCCATATTACAAATAGGAGGTGGAATATGAATTATATTGATGTGGTTGGTGTGCTATTTACTCTTGTTGTGATTACCGTTTGTATTCTGTTCTACGACGGTCTGACTTTGGTGTTAATACGATGAGGCCTTCTATTCGAATATGTACCAAATGCGGTGTCAGGTTGATTCCATACACTTATAACTACATTTATGATGAAATGAATCGCAAGGCAATTAGAGTATGTAAGCATTGCCACGATGAACATGTTCGCCGTAAAAGTAAAAATGCCCTCACGCACGGCAATGCGTAAAGGGCAAAGATAAAAATATCCTATGTAAATTATACCAGATAAGGAGATAAAATGCCTGAAATAAAATCTAAAAAATCATTGCCATCTGTAAATACATTCGACTTCAGTTTTTTTGCTGATAATAAAGGAAAGCATCATGCAGCAGATACAGTAGCAATTGCTGTAACTAATAGTTATATCAAGCTTTCATTAGCTGCTTATAGAAAGTTAAAAGGTCCTGAATATTTTAGAGTTGGTATAGATGTTCACAATAAAGCGATTTGTGTATCCCCTGCGTTAAAAACAGAATCTCATGTTTTTAAACCAACAGCAAAGCAAATTGAACAAAACACTATTTATATTACTAAAAGTAGTCGCGTAATCAAAAAGCTTAAAGAACTTGGCATTCCCAAGATGGTAACTGGAACGCTAGTTGATGGCGAGTTATTATTCAAATTTTAAAGGAGAAACTATCATGGAAAATCAAAATATCTTAACTATTAAATTCAATACATTGGACGATCTAGCAGTGCAAGTGGCAGATTGGAACGAACGATTAAATCATCAGTGCTGCGGTAATTGCTCTAATGTTGAAGCACCTACAGTAACAGTTGGCGAGACTATCGATATTGAAGTAGCGGCGTCTGAAGTTGCAGGAAAAGTAGATACAAAACAACAGCCTGAACCAGTTGAAGTTGAGCCAGCGCAAAAGGATGTTCCTGTAACCGATTTTGAAGGTAAGTTAGTAACAGATAAAAAAGAAGAAAAGGTTGAACAGGTAGAAGAACCTGTAGCAGAACCTGTTCCTGTTGAAACACCGACTGACGAATCAACTACAACAGAAACACCGGAACAGGATGCAGCATTAGATGTAACTGCTGAACCTGTAGATAAAAAAGCCTTTTATGGTGAAATTCGTAATTGGATGGGCACAGATAAGGTTCGCGCTGGTAAAGTTCTTACAGTGTTTAAAAAACATGGCATCGTAGGGAAAATTTCTAGTGATGCTTTGACTGATGATATCATCACTGATTTGAAAACAGTAATGGCAGGGGAGGAATAATATGGCTAAGCAACAATTCAAAGCGCAAGCTGACATATGTAAAAAGTCGCTAGACGCATTGCATAAGGCAATTGAACTTGATCCTGATAATACGGAAGAATACAACGCAGGTATCGCATACACAGAAAATGTTATGAAAGCCTCTAATGCCATTGTTAAAGCCTTTGATGTGGTTGAGCCTCCTAAGGCAGCTACGCCTAAAGAAAAAACGGAAGATGCGGCAAAAGAAGAAAAGCCAAAGCGTACCCGTAAGTCTAAAACAGCTAAAGAATCTACGCCAGTTGATAATGAACCTGCTACAGCCGAAACACAGCCAATGGTTACGCCTAGTGTAGAAGATAACGCTGACCTCTTTGCTATGTTTGACGATTAAGGCGGTGGTGTTCTGTGGAAACTGTGTCAAGTTTATATATCCGCAAAATGTTCGATAGCATCATAATTGAAAAACATTATGATGCTGCTTACACAACAATTCACCATTGTGATTGCGATCACACATTTGGTGGCATATGGAATCGCAAATATAGTATGGGCTGCGGATATTATACAGGTGCGAAATCTTATGTTTGCCCTAATTGTGGAACTCGCTCCGAACCATATGTACACAAAGTGATATTAACCTGTGATGACGAGGAATTATTTCCTAAAGAAATGTTTTTTGAAGTCGTTAATTGCAAAGACTTCCTCGATCTTCGTATTAAATATAAAGGTATTCAGCTATTTTGGGATGGAACGTCTGAAGATGGCTCTTATAAAGAGGTTTTGCGTTTTGATTTCAAAGCCAGAAAAGCTTTTTATATCGATGAAGATAAGAGAAAACATGAACTCACAGTCGATTATATTCGTGAGTATGATAATCCGATTATGCCAATTTTAAAATACATAGGGAAATCATATGCAGTTCATGGAGTTAATAAAGAACATTTGGCCAAACTCCTCAAAAGTCTGCGCATAACGTTTGAAAAGCGCTTATCAGAACAGTGTGGATATAAAGTAAAAGATGTTTATATCCCACATTCGATTAGTGAATATGGCGGATATGGGATTTCTATGCTGGTTAATATGATCTTAAAGCTCAGCGCTCCTGACATGCCTGCTGTTACTAAAATTATTAAAAGCAACATTAAATGGACTTCACGCTATTGGATTGGTTCTATAAGAGATCTGCATTTTTATGATTCGGTTTTAGCTATGACTAAAAAGGGGACGGGATTCTTAGAAGCATTGCGAATTTATCATCGAGCTCCTGATAGTAAATTATTGCGTAGCATGATGGTTAATGACCCTATGATTGTTAAGCTATCAGATATGCTGAATGTTTTTAAAGATGAAAATAATCGAAGGACAATATTGACTCTTAATCGAGAAAAAGGGTTCGATGATGTATCTGCGAAAATAATTAATGCAGCTCATTTAGATGAGAATATGGGCGTTAGGACTGAAAAAATACTTAATATGTGGCTTGGCCTTTCCAAACGATATGGTGAGCGAAATTTATTGCGATATTTGCTAAATGTCACTGCATCAGATATCAGGGATATTGTTAATATGTACAGTCAAATAAATGGTAAGTATATAGCTCAAGTTTGGAATACTAATTGCAAGTTAAAAGACTTCCATGATGTTGTAGTTAATATTTACAACAAACAAGAGTACGGTGACGTAATGCTTCCGGAGGTTCCTCAATTACAAGCGGATGTAAACGGAATGCATTTTATGGTCCCAAGAACTGCAGCAGAATTAATGACTGCTGGTAAACGGTTAAAAAATTGTGTTGGCTCATACCGGAATAGAGTCATGAAAGGAACTACGGCAATAGTGCTAGTTACTGATGATGCTATGAAGCCGGTTGCATGCCTAGAATTGGCCAATAAGGGTAAGAAGAAAGGTCGTCAAATATTTGACTTAGTACAGGCTAAGCTCTTTGCTAATGAAATGCTTAAAGAGAATGCTCATATTAATTCGACGGTCATGCAATGGGCCAATCAATTAAAGATTGAACCGCATACCATCGATGTGGATGCCACTGTTGTATAGGAGATCACTATGAAACTCACAAAATTAGAATTACTAAATTTTAAAGGGCTAAAGTCCTTTACCATAAATCTTAATGGCGATGTCGTAATCCGTGGTGATAATGCTACTGGTAAAACGACTGTATTTGACTCTGTGTGCTGGTTACTATTTGGCAAAGATAGCCTAGATAGAGCTGATTTTGAAATCAAAACATTGGATGGCGGAGAACCCATTCATAAAGTCAATCATGAAGTAACAGGCACCTTTACTTTAGATGAAGGGGGCACAGTTGAACTTAAGCGTGTGTATCGTGAAAAGTATTCATCCCCTCGTGGTGGCGAAGTTACCCTCACAGGTCATACGACAGATTATTTTGTCGATGGTGTACCTAAGAAAGAAAAAGAATACAAGGAAATAGTTAGTTCGCTTGTTGATGAAAGTATCTTTAAATTGATTACTAATCCTTTGTATTTTAACGAAACGTATTCCTGGCAAAATCGTCGTAAGTTATTGCTTGAAATGTGCGGTGATATCGATGATATCAGCGTAATTAACAGTCGTGATGATTTAAGACGATTGGCTGAACTGTTAGAGGGTCGAACGGTAGACGATCATCGTAAGGTGGTCGCAGCTAAGAAGACCGCCATTAATAAAGAGCTTGATATGATTCCGGTTCGCATCGATGAAGCTATGCGTAATAAACCTGAAATTGCATCTGACAAAGCAAAACTTATTCGTGATATTGAAACCTTATCCGCTGGGATAGATGAAGTTGAAAAGCAAAAGGCAATTATTCAAAATGGGTTTAGTTCTACTGAAAAGGAATTTAAAATCCGTGATATTAAACGCCAGTTAGAGGCTCAAAGCTCTAAAGTACTATCCGACTATCACAAACAAAAACAACATCTACGCGGTGAATATGAAGCCTCTTTAACCAAACTAAAAATGGTGGAAGTAGATAGAGATAGATGTGCCGATAGACGAGACGAACTTAACAAAGAAATTGAGCGTGAGTCTAAACGCATTGCAACATTACAATCTGAATTTGATACGTTTAACGCACAACAATTCAATAAAGAATCTTGCCCTACTTGTGGCCAAGCACTACCCGCTGATAAGCAAGTAGTACTCGAGGCAGAGTTTAACACTAATAAATCTAAGAAGCTTGAGGAGTGGAAAGGGCTTATTGAAAGTGCAGTAAAGCTTAAAGGAAACTACGAAGAGCAACAAGAAATTATGGTATCAAAGATTGATAGTTTGACTACTGAGGCATTTCAATATCATGATGCTTACAATGTTAAGTTTAAAGAATATGAGGCATACTCTGAGCCTAATCTTGAAGACGATCCAGTCTATGCTGATTTGAAGGCTCAATTATTCTTACTAGAGATTGACGATGAACCAGGAGCTGATACTGAAGAACTTACTAAACTTGACGAAGAGTTGAGCTCTATGAAGTCTAAAAAAGCAGATCTCGAGACTGAGTTAAATAAATTTAAGCTTATTGATGATATTAATCATCGAATCCTTGAATTAGAAAATCAACAACAAAAATTAGTAGCAGAAAAGAACGCACTTGATGAAGCGTCCTTCTTAATGGATGAATTCATTAAAGCAAAGGTCAATATGCTGGAAGAAAACATTAATTCAAGATTTAAATTAGCTCGGTTCAAAATGTTTAATGTTATGTTGAATGGCAATGTAGAAGAATGTTGTGAAACTACCTATAAAGGAGTTCCATATCGGAGCATGAATAACGCAGCACGCATTAATGTAGGGTTAGATATCATTAATGCATTAACAAGTTATTACAAAGTGAATGCTCCGGTATTCATCGATAATGCAGAAGCAGTAACTGAATTCGTTCCAGTTAATAGTCAAACGATTAAGTTGATCGTTGATGAATCAGACCCACAATTGGTGGTTAAGGAGGTGTAAGTATGAACGAAATAATGAAAGTATTTAATAATTCAGAATTTGGTGAAATTCGAACTGTGATTAAAGATGATGACATTTACTTTGCCGGCAAAGATATTGCCGAAGCGTTGGGATATAAAGATACTGTCAACGCATTAAAAGCACATGTTGATGAGGAGGATAAGCTGACATGGCGAATCACCACCTCAGGTCAAGCTCGAAATATGACTGTAATAAATGAATCCGGAGTATATGCTTTAGTGTTTGGCTCTAAGCTTACGAATGCAAAACAATTTAAGCGGTGGGTTACTAGCGAAGTGCTTCCTGAACTCCGCAAGACGGGATCATATTCTTTAACTATTCCAAAGACATTGCCTGAAGCTCTTAGAGCATATGCCGATGAGGTAGAATCACATAATGCAACGAAAGCCATTGTAGCACAACAAGAACAGCAGATTGCGGAGTTTAAACCGGTTAAGGATTACGTAGATAAAATTCTCTCAAGTAAATCCTGTTTAGCGATTACTCAAATCGCAGCTGACTATGGCCTTAGTGCTCAAGAGTTAAATAAAATTTTGCATGAAGCTGGTCTACAACGTAAGGTCGGTGATCAATGGATTCTGTACAAGCAACATATGGCTAAAGGTTTTACTAAATCAGAAACTTTTACATTCTGCAGAAGTGATGGTCGCTTAGATTCAAAAATCACGACTAAGTGGACACAAAAAGGCCGCTTAGAAATTCATAGCATCTTAACTAAATTAAACATCCACGCTGTATGTGAAGACGTAGCATAGGAGGTACATAATGGGTGAAGTAACAAAAGCACAAACTCAAACACCATCGCTTAAAACTCTGGTGTCTAGCGAGTCGGTAAAGAAACGTTTTAATGAAATCTTGGGTAAAAAATCAGCGGCCTTTGTGTCCAGCTTGATTTCTGTATCTAACAATAATGAGCTTCTATCTAAAGCTGACCCTACTACAGTTATTACTGCAGGCGTGATGGCAGCCACTTTGGATCTTCCGATTAATCAAAACTTGGGGTTTGCCTATATTGTTCCTTTCTACAACAGTAAAAAGAAAATTAATGAAGCTCAATTTCAAATGGGATACAAAGGGTATATCCAGTTGGCCATGCGCACAGGTCAATATAAGACTATTAATGCTAGTGAAATCTACGAAGGCGAAATTAAACACCATAACAAACTCACAGGCGAATTCGAATTAGGCGAGCGAACTGGTGATAATGTAGTCGGCTACATCGCTTATTTCAAACTCATTAATGGCTTTGAAAAGTATTTATATATGTCTAAAGAAGATGCTGAAGCCCACGCTATAAAGTATTCCCAAACATACAAAAGGGGCTTTGGTCTTTGGAAAACTGACTTTGACGCAATGGCCGTCAAAACAGTACTCAAACGTTTGTTAAGTAAATATGGCATTCTATCAGTCGAAATGCAGAACATGGCTAATGCAATCTCTGTAGATGGAGCCGTCATTCGTGATAATAACGGCGAGCTCACCCCTGACTTCGAAGGTGAAACCATCGATGTTCAATCAGATGTAGCAGAAACAATCGCTAATAATGCAAATTCCGAAGCCCTTGACATCGATCCTGACCCTGCCAGTGAGTTCGTTAATCCTGAAACTGGCGAAGCAGTAAGTATGTTTGGTGATTAATTGTGATTAGTATTCAAGCATTCGGTAGCAGCTCCAAAGGGAATTGCTACCGAATAAAAACCTCAACCAATGGTGATGAACTGTTGCTGGATGCAGGGTTATCCTTTAAAGAAATTCAACGTTATTGTCGATTTAATTTTTTACATCTATGCGGCACGTTGCTCACGCATCAACATGGCGACCATAGCAAGGCTGTAAATGATCTATTAAAGCTTGGACATCGTGTATACATGTTAAAGGATACCGCAGATGCATTATATGTAGTAGGACATCACAAAGCCATCTACATTACGCCTAAAGTTCAATTCACGATAGGCAATTTTAGTATTTTGCCTTTTGAATTAGAACATGATGTTCCTAATGTTGGATTCTTAATTTCTGACGGCGAGGAAAAACTATTATATATTACGGATACATATTATTGTCGATACACATTTAAAGATGTGAATCACATTATGGTCGAGTGTAATCATTCTTATGAAATCTTAAACCAACGCATTGACGATGGATGCCTACATGAGAAACGCATGGAACGATTAATTCAATCTCATTTTTCGTTAGAGAATGTTATTAAATTTCTAAAGTCTATGGACCTTACTAAGTGCCAAGACATTCGACTGCTTCATTTATCAGATGGTAATTCTAATGCTACAGCATTTAAACAAGCTGTTCAGGCTGCTACTGGTAAATATGTAATCGTAGAACAAGAAAGGAGTCCATTATGATTGTTAAATCCATTCAAATTACAGATAACGATATCAATATCGCCTATCAGAAACCATCTGCTACTGGTCTGACAGATGTCTTTACCATTAAATCTAAAGATGATCCGCGACCTGAACTTATGCAAGCCTTCAGTCGGCTACAGGCTATTATGAAAAAGAATTTTGAATTCCTGGAAGAGTTTAATATCCCGTTTGTCGTAAGACAATTCAAGTTTAAATATGGCGTTATAGAGGACGTGGTGGAGAAAGTCAGCGTTGAAGGCATTATACAAGATGCAAACTCTACTGATGAATTGAAATTCAAGACTGATTGGTTGTCGGTAGAGTATGCAGACCGTACATTTGCTATTTCAGTGCAAGACTTAATTGATGAATGTGTAAAGTTTATCATGGGGAACCGAGCCCAGGATAGTTTGTTTATAGATGAGGAATGATGATTTATGGCAAAAGACCAATCCTATTATTTTAGCCATGATGTTACAGCGAGCAGCGACCCTAAGATAGTGGCCATGATATCTGAATATGGAATGATCGCGTATGCATGGTGGTGGATTATTCTTGAAAAGCTAGCATCATATGAAGATTACAAACTACCATTAAAAAGATATACATTCCTTGCTCTTGATAATGAGTTAGGAGTAAAAAATAAAGAAAATTTAACATGTGTTGAACATGTGTTCAAACAAAATGAACATGTGTTTGAACAAAATGAGTTATGTTCAATGTGTTCATTTTTGTTCGTAAATTCATTGATTTCAGACTATGAATTATTAGCTTGTGATGATGAATATTTTTGGTCTCCGAGCTTAACACGGCGTCTTGAATTTCGGAAAGTTAAAAACGAAGAACTCCGCGAAAAACGTAGGCTCGCAGGCATTAAGAGCGGAGAGGCTAGACGTAAAAACGAACAAAAACGAACACGTGTTCAACAAAAAGGAACGCATGTTGAGCAAAACGAACTAATAAAAGAAAAGAAAATAAAAGAAAATAATATAGAGAGAGATACGCACGCGCGTGAAGATGAAAATCCTCTATCTATGTTTGACGATGATGAAGTAAAAAATAAACCTATTTACGAATTGTATATGAAGTCAATCGGAGATATATCACCTGTTATTAAAGAACGGTTAGATGATCTAATTGAATCATATGGTAAGGAACGAGTTATTGTTGCTATCAATACCACAGCCGATAACGGAGGGAATAGTATCAAGTATGTTGAAACTGTTACAGCAGGGAATTTAAAAAAGGAGGTGAATAAAGATTTTGGAACCACTAAACGTAACAGCAGCAATAGAGGCTCTTCGAGAAAAGACGAGCAAGTTGACTGGCAAGCAGAATATGAAAGAGTACACGGTAGAGGATGAGTTCTTCTATCCAATCTATGATAAACCAGTAGTCATTCAAACTAATGTTAATACTACGTATGCTGCAGTTGGAATTCCTAAGCGGTATTACGATATGGATTTTGAGTGGTTGCGCAAGCATGGTAGCTTTCCTAAAGAAAACGCTGAAGCCTATACTGTGGTTAAGGAATACTCTCATAATCTAAAAGAAAATCTTGATTCCGGCAAGGGTCTCATATTAAGGGGCCCAGCTGGCACTGGCAAGACATCGATTGCGGTGAGCATCTTGAAACAAGCTATGGCATTAGGTAAAGGATGCCTCATGATTTCGATGCCTAACTTATTAGATACCATGCTTACCTTATCTAAAGGTGACAATGTGGCTTATCTAAGCTTTGAGCAAAAACTGCGGAATATCCCATTGTTATTGCTCGATGACTTTGGTGCGGAGTATTCCAAGTCTGATTGGGTAGCATCTAAGATTGAAAGTGTTATTATTGATCGCTACAACCGAATGAAGCCTATAATTCTTACTACGAATTATAGCGCGACCTGGACTGCAGAAAATTATAGTCAAAGAATATATGATCGCTTACGAGGGGAGTATAAAGAGGCTATATTCAATGGAGAATCACACCGATGAAGATTCTCTTGCGATGTCAGTTTAGGTTTAGAAAAAAAGCCCATAACCGGTTCCCAACGTTAAATGAGTATATTGACTGTGAGCGTGGTTCTACTATAGCAGCCGCCGCTATGAAAAAGAAATGCACCGAGCAAGTCAAAGAACAATGTCTATCACAACAGATAGAATCGGTTAAGGGCAAAGTAGACCTATTATTTGAATGGCACTCATCAACCAGGCATGATCCTGATAACGTAGCTTTTGCTAAGAAATTTATTCTTGATGGACTACAAGCTGCAGGAGTGCTAGAAAACGATAATAGGAAATTCATAGGGACTATGGCTGATGAGGTTATAAATGACGATGATGATTTTGTGATTGTACATATCACAGAACATATGAGTATATTCCTATAGTCGCTAATAGCAATAAAAAAACAAAATTTTATATGTATAAGAACGTTTTAATGCGTTAATGAGTGAATCTTAATAAAGCTGGAATAAAACACAATACGGACTAAAATAAAGCGTAAAGGGGGAGATGCATTTGAATGAATGCGAAATTGAAAAAATTACTAGGTTGGCCACTGAGGTGGCTACTAAAACCTACTATGAATTAGCAAAGCAAGAAAATGCACAGTTAGGTCGTAAACTTCGACACAACACGATCAAGCTGCTTAAGCATTATAGTCAGTTACAGTCATATGTAGACAATGCTATCTCGGATTCGACACAAGCCGAAGATATATGGCTCAATGAACTGTTGATTGATATGTTTGACGATAAAAGCATTGTGAAAGTGAATGCGATTGTTAAATCTAAAGAAAAAACAGCATTGATGATGCGACATGTAAATAACATGCTCGATATTTATGCTGAAAAGTGTAGCGCAAAACGATTTAAGTATTGTGAGTGTATGCGCAGGTATTATATTGATGGAGAAACCTTAGAAGAGATTGCTGAATCATTTCCTGAAAAGCCTGATGTACGAACCATTCATAGGTACATCGCTAGAGGTATTGAAGAGCTATCAGTACTCTTATGGGGTGTAATTGGACTAAACACGAAATTGTCATAAAACTGTCGTGGACACGTCATTCTTGACAATTTATAATGATAGTGTGAGTTAATAGGTAAACAAATACTCTCTCTCAACGACACAGTGAAACCTAGAACACTAAAGCAAAAGACCACTTAATCTATACGGTTAGGTGGTCTTTTTGTATACAAATTTAAGGAGGCGAGGTGAATACAATTGACTGATGTGCATTGCGAGAAAAAAAGATGTCTGAATAACATTAAAGGTTGGTGCAAGGCTAATGCAATTCGCATTGATCATATGTGTGAATCGTATGCACCTTCACATTCTTTAATCAAAACTAAAACGGCGAAGGTTCATAAAGACCGCGGTAAGTTTAAACAGAATAAAGAAGTATTGAAATAATATTGGAGCGCCCACTTCAGGTTTTTCCAAGCTCTAATTATCAATACAAATTAAAAATGAAAATTTAAGAATTGGAAAAAGGTACTCCCTAGCACAAAAACCGCCGCTGGTCGGCTCCGCGCGATATTTGTCTCTGTGTAGGAGAATTTTAACGGTTGAAAGTCGATTGTCAAAGGACGGAAAGGAGAAGCCATGGCGACGAGTGAAAAACCACGTGTGAAATTTAATAACGCAGGCGATTTGCTAGTGTCTAGTGCGCAATTATGCGACCTTCTTCGAGTAACTCCTGAAATCATTTCTAGGCACCACAAATCGGGCATGCCTAAAGCTGCAACGGGTTGGTGGAACCTACGTGAAGTTCTCGTATATCTTGGCCAAGCCAAGGGGGATAAATCTAAAGACCAATCAGCGGCCACACGAAAGCTGATAGCTGAAGCTGACTATAAAGAGTCTCGTGCTGCTCGTGAGAAGAAATTACTCGACGTGTTAAACGGTGAGTACGTATCTCGTGCAGACGTAGCAAAAGAATGGTCTGCTCGTATCTTAGAGTTAAAGTCCTCTCTCATCAAACTCGGTAAACGAGTAGGGAGTGAGTTCACTGATCCAGAAGAACGAGCGACGGTGGAAAGGGTGGTGAGCGAAGTTGCCGAAGACTACCTCGAAAGTTACTCGCGCAAAGGCGAGTACACGCCGGAAGTCAAAACCGGTAAAAGCAGAGCCAAGAGTTAATTGGTTCCAGGAAGAGCTCGATGCGTTTAAACCACCGGAACGATACACCGTGTCAGAATGGGCTGACAATTTCAGAGTATTAACGAATATATCCGCAGAGCCAGGTAGGTGGAGAACAAATCGAACGCCATATCTAAAAGAGCCTATGGACAAATTCACAGACCCTCTGATTGAACAGATTGTACTGTGCTTTGGAGCGCAAATCGGTAAAACTGAAGCAGAGCTCAACATGATAGGGTATGCATTAGACCAAACACAATCACCAGTTATGATGGTGTACCCAACAGACACTATCGCTAAATTTGCTAGCGATAAAAGAGTACAACCTATGATTAAATCGGTTAAATCTATTAGTGATAATTTTGACGAGAATAGTAAACTGCTTGAATTGGATTTCAATAACGGCAATTATATGGTACTGGTTGGGGCGAACTCACCAAGTAGCTTATCAAGCCGGTCAATCAAGTATATATTCTTTGATGAAATAGACAAATACCCCGCCTTTTCAGGTAAGGAAGCGGATCCAATAAAACTTGCGAAGGAACGTACTAAAACGTTCGTGGACAAGAAAATAGTAATGGTATCCACGCCTACCGTTGAGTCGGGTAATATTTGGCAGGCGCTCATGAATGCAAATGAGCGCAGGCAGTATTACGTGCCATGTCCACATTGCGGAGTGTCGCAGACCCTCAAGTTTAAGCAGATAAAATGGCCAGACGAACACAACGATAATGCGGACATGATACGTGATACAGCGTATTACGAATGTGAACATTGCGGCGGACATATCTACGATAGGCACAAAATGGAAATGTTAAGACATGGAACATGGGAAGCGGTAAATGCATCGCAAAGCAAAGTCCGCTCAATTTCGTATCATTTATCGTCGATATATTCGCCGTGGGTCACGTTCGGAGACGTTGCGTACGAATTTAAGACTTCCAAAGGTACACCTGCCTCATTAATGAACTTCATTAATTCATGGCTAGCGGAACCTTGGCGAAGTGCTAAAACTAAGAGTACACAAAATATGCAATTTACGGAATCTACGTATCCGAGTGGAGTTGTGCCGGATCAAGCAGTATTGCTTATCGCTTCCGTAGACGTACAGCTTGACCACTTCTGGTGGGAAGTAAGGGCCTATGCCCCAGGGGTTAAGTCTTACCTAATTGATTATGGACAGGCAAGCACTTGGGACGATTTAGAGGAAATCATTATTCATCGAGAGTATCCATCGGAGTATGGCGAACCTCGTCAAATAATGAAAGCAGGTATTGACTCCGGCTTTAGAACAGACGAAGTATATCAGTTCTGTTCAAGATTCCCGGAAGTATGCATTCCTCTTAAAGGCTCGTCCAATCATACTACGATGACAGCACCATACACAATGACATCGTTGGAGAAGGGCGTCGTAGGCGGATTGAAGTTGTACGTATTGAATACGGATTATTGGAAAGACTTTATATTCGCAAGAATGGTAAGACCGATAAACGAGGATGGCACGATCCATTTATACAAAGATTGTCCGCAAGAGTACTCAGACCATCTAAGGTCGGAGGAAAAGCAGGAACACAGGAATGTAAAAACAGGGGCAGTAACTGTACAGTGGAAACCACTTACTAGCCATCCTGTTAACCATTTACTTGATACATGTACTTACAACGCAGCAGTAGCAGATATTGCCGGCGTTAAATATTTAATGGAGCCAGAGCCTTATGAGGAATCTGAAGAGGTCCAAACATACGAGGACTACAGCGGAGGCATAGGGAATACTGGTCATTGGTTTAGATAGGAGGTGAACCATGAGCGATGTAAATGAACAACTTGAACGTGTGCGCCAAGTCATCGAGGATATCGAAACTAAAGGATATTCCGAGTTACAAATTGGTGGCAAGCGGTTCAAGACAATTGACTTACCTGTACTTTACGCACGCGAACAAACGCTAATACAACGAGTACATGAAGAGTCCAATGGGTATCAAGCTGATGCATTCGTGACATGGGGTGGACGATGAACATTATTGATAGAGTAATCAGTTGGGTTAGTCCACAACGTGCGTATGAACGTCAAGCTTACCGTGATGCGTTACGTCAATATGATGCGGCATCTATGGATAGGTTAAACAGTGATTGGCAACCAGCGTATGGGACAGCGGAACAACTTGCAACAGGTTCACGTGATATCATACGTGGTCGAGCAAGAGCTGCCGAGATGAACAGTGACTTAGCAGAAGCTGCAGTAATTGCACTGCTACGAAATGTAATCGGTGCGGGGATTGTTCCACAAGCTAAAGTACGAAACCGCAATGGTAAATTAAATAACGATCTTAACAAGAAGATTGAAAAAGCATGGGCTAAATGGGCGGAACCTGAAAACGCTGACATTAGGGGCATTTCTAATTTTTATGAACTACAAGAAATGGCGCTAAGACGTATGGTGTACGACGGTGAGATTTTAGTCAATAAAACTTCACAAGGCTCGTACTTACCATTATCCATTCAGTTGATAGAGGCTGAGAACATTGGCGCAGTAAGTATCACAAACGGCAAGAATAATATCATCAACGGTGTAGAAGTTACCGAACATGGTAGACCAGTAGCTTACCACATAAGCCAAACAGACCCAATGGGGTTACGCTCTTTTGACACAGTTCGGTTAACAACAGACCAAGCATTTTTGTTATTTAAGCCTAAGCGCCCATCTCAAATTAGGGGCATAAGTCTATTGGCGTTAGTATTGCGTAGGATTCACGATATCGACGAGTACATGGATGCTGATCTAATTGCTGCACGAGTTGCGGCGTGCTTCAGTGTTTTTGTAACCTCGCAAAACTCCGCAAGGCAAACGTCTATGCTACCAAGAGATAGCAAAGGCAGACCTAATATCACAATGGCACCAGGCATGGTTAGACACCTAAGCCCTGGCGAGTCCATCGAGTTTGCAGACCCTAAACGTAATGCGGGCACTGCAAGCGAATATTCAGCAACTCAGACTAGACGCGTAGCGTCCGGTCTTGGTATGAGCGCTGACATCGTAGCGCGTAATATATCTGGGAATTTCTCAGCTGCAAGGCAAAACTTGTTAGAGGACCAAAAGACATTCCGTCAAGTGCAGAAATTTGTAATCACACACTTCTGTATGCCGATTTGGAAAGCCTTTATTGACGCCCTTTACTTAGCAGGTGAATTACCTTCTGACTACTTAGCGAATAAGGACAAATACCAAGAGGTAGCTTGGCTTGCTCCAGGGTGGTCATGGATTGACCCTGTCAAGGAAGTTAACGCTAATAAGGAAGCAATCAAATCCGGTCTTACAACTTTAGAGGATGTGTGCGCATCATCTGGACGTGATTGGGAGGAAGTTCTTGAGCAACGGAAACTCGAACAGGACAGAGCTAAGGAGCTCGGGGTATTACTAGATTATTCCAGTGAGTTGCAACCGCTAACGATGGGCGATGATGACACTATACAGGAAGGAGCTGATGGCTAGTAATGAAAGGGCATCAAAAGCGTAGTGTTCTTGGCAATTACTGTCGAGAAACTACTATTGATCAAGTCGATACCGATAGTCGGACAGTAGAATTATCATTCTCTTCCGAAACGCCATATGGCCGTTGGTTCGGCGATGAAATCCTTTGCCATGATGAAGAATGTATTAATCTCGATAGATTTAATGATGGCTTAGGTACGGTATTGTTTAACCATGACCGCGATGCGGTGGTTGGACACATTGAGAAGGTTTGGATTGAAGATAATCGAGGCAAAGCTTTAGTGCGATTCGATGACGATGAACAATCCGAAACAATATTCCAAAAGGTACAGTCCGGTACGCTACAAGGTGTAAGTGTTGGGTATTCTATTAAGCGCTACGAGGTGCTTGATGAGAAAGATTCTGTATCCAGTAATGGCAGATTCAAAGGGCCTGACACATATGTAGTAACTGATTGGGAACCTTTAGAAATCAGTATTGTATCTGTTCCGGCTGATGCCACTGTTGGCGTGGGACGTAGTGCTGAAGAAATTCATACAAGTATTGACACACAGGAGGAAACAAAAAGTATGAATGGTGAAGAAATTTTAAAAAAAGAAGAAGTAAAATCTACACCAGTAGAAACTGGTATCACACAAGAGGACCTTCAAAAAGCTATGGAGCAAGAGCGTAAACGTACATCCGAAATTACTGCATTGTTCCGTGACTTCGATGTAGAAGGTGCTGACGAAGCAATCGTAATGGGCGTATCCGTTGACGAAGCTCGTGCGATGGTAATGGACCAATTACGTGCACGCAATAAAGGCGTGTCCGTAACAATGGGCGAAGCTGAAAGCGATAAGTTCCGTGCAGCTGCACAAGACGCAGTATTAATGGCAGCGGGTATCCCCGTAGCAGATGCTGCACCAGGTGCACAAGAATTACGTGGTCACTCTATGGTTGAGTTAGCACGTGAAGCTTTGCAACGTGAAGGCTTGAAAGCTAACTTCGGCGATAACATGGAATTGGCTCGTGCAGCTATTAATTCTACATCTACATTCCCCGCAATCATGTCTAACTTTGCTAATAAATCCGTAAAGGGAGGGTTTTACGA